ATGATGCTCGTGCCTATATTGAAGGTCTAGAATATCAAGATGCCCACCTGAAGACCTTTTACGGGGAACCTTCTGACCACCTTGTGCATCTGTCCATTTCTCCCATGCGAAAGAAGGGGTTACACCTTTTGAAACGAAAATTCCATATTCCGCAAAACGGTGTTCAATTGTTGTGACCGGTCCCGGATGCAAGAGACCTTTGATGGACTGCTGTAGATAGCCTGTCCTTCGGACTGGTGGGTTGAACTGGTTCATTTTTTCAATCCAAAATTTCCCCATAAACTCAGTCCAGCCTTCTAACCATTTTAGCCGGTCTTGTTCCGTAATGTTCTTAATCTTTCCATTCTGCATCATCATATTCGAGTTCTATAGGCTGTACATTCTGTATCATGAAGTAAAGTCCTGTCACTCCATTCATTGCGTAGCGCCCTATCTCATTTGAATAGATCTTGTCAACTTCGAGATACTCAAGCATATCTCCATACGTCATCTGCTCTTTATCATGAAGCATTTTAGAATGAATCTGCCGGAAGATCCTTCTGCACAAGTTCATTTTCTCCTCACGATCCTTCATGTCGTCCCATCTGTATCCGGAAAGGATGAATACGGTATATACATCCTTCTTAAAGAACGTGACGCCGGAACTGAATGTGTTCTGAGCTGTTGTGTCATCGACCATGATGAAGTTCCCTGTCTTCGTGAACTGCTGGATAATACCCTGTATAGACTCTGGACCAGAGCAGAAAACTGTTTTAAAATTCTTGTCAACAGCGAGTTTGTTCTTTTCGCCAATCTCCTTGATATAAGAGAACAAATCAAATAGATTTTCTGTTACCATAGATTATTTATTATATTTTTTGTTAAACTCGTCTGCCTCCTGTGCTTTCCGATCCAGTTCCGTCAAAGCGCGCCAACATGGGATGTTATAAATCGTTTCCTCTTTGGTGACATCCCCATCTGTCAAGGCACGTATCTGCGTATTAATAGCGTCGATGATGTCGAAGTCCTCTACGTCATCAGCACCAAGTTTTTTAAAGAAGTGAGGAAAAGCCTGTCCAAACACCATCTTAACATGCGAATACCACAGATAAGTACCAAGCAGCTGCGCGCTATCCATCTTCAGATGCCTGGCCATGCTTCCGTTCTCTTTTCGATATAGGATGAGGGCAAGATTCTCAATAAACCTATCTTCTTGCTGCATCATGAACGACTGATAGGACTTTTCCGCATTCAGATAATCAATGAAACGAACGCCATGAAGGTTAACATCGACCGCATGAAGATTTCTGATGTCCTCCAACCGAACATCATAGTCTTCATACGAGTCAATGTAATCGAATTGTTTCAAGAGGCTCTCTACCTGCCAGGTCTGGATATTGAAGAATTTCCGCTTACCCCACCAAGTGGTCCTAACGAAGCACTTCCATCCGTAACGGTCTTTATTTATCACATGGATACCGGAGAACCGAATAAGCATGTAGGTCTTTATGACAGTGTGCTCCGTGAAAGTAGAAAGCAGCATTAGTACATAATGCAACTGTGACTGCGTAAGTTCTTTCCATTCCTTCGGAGCCGTCAAGTTTAGAGATCCGTCATCCGTTGAAAAGAAAGGCTGACGACTCCTTAGTGTTTTTAAAATTCTCATGATGATTAGCTTGATAAGCTGTTGATTCAGCGTATAGTTTATAAGTGTTCAGATCTGCATCAACGATAGAGAGTATTTTCCGAAGCGGGAGCATCCGGGCAACATCCGGTCCATTCTTGGAAAAGACATCCGTAAAATGGATAATACCGTCAATCAATTTAGCATAAGGTGTTTCTTTACCTTTCCGGAAAGCGGAAACAACTTCATCCATCTGTTCATCCGATAACCTTGTTCTAAGATACTCGTCAGCATCGTAGATATATGGGATCATCTCGTTCCAGTCCTGATAAGTAAGACTCGTATATGAGCGATTTCCGAAGAAGTAAAATTCGTTGTAGACGTGTCCGATGGCATTAATCGCGCACGAAGAACGTCCCCATTCTTCAGATCTAAGCAAACCGATAAGTGTTGCATAGATTTTAAGCTTTTGTGTTCTTAGCTCCCCTTCCAGCGCATCCACGCGCTGCTTGCTGGCAGGGCTCACCTCCTGAGTGCTGACAATTCCGAAGCCTGTAGGAGTAAGCACCAAGTCCAGTTGCCGGAATACAGACAAAAAAGAGCTTACACAGACATACTTTTTTACAAAAGTATCAAGAAGGTAACTTTTGCTGTCATCCTCAATCATCTTTTCTCCGGCGGTTCCGAGCAGATTCATCCGGATTAATTCCTTTTGCAAATCCAATGAAGGCTCGATGCTCTCGAAAACCTCGTCATGAGCACTGGTACCTACTGGCAAGGCCTGTTCAAAATCCGATTTTGTGATTACTATTTCCATCTTCTTGTTGTTTATTGTCGTCACCAGATACTTTTTTCGCATCTTTATTTTCATCCAATGTCGTGAGCACGATCATTGGAACGTCTACAGTTGCCTTCTTTTCCCATCCATTATAATGCAGGATGACGTGATAAGGCTTGCACATTACGTCATGGATAGGCTTCTGAAGGGCCTGTTTAAGCGTAAACAGTTCCCGCTTATCACTGCCGGAGTTGTTCATCTGGCTTTTACCTGGTGTTGCTCCTACCAAGTTTGGATGTACACCGAACGCGAAACACAGGGCATTGCTGGCTTCGCTCATGTCGTCGCTCCAGTTTCCGCCTTCTTTCTTACTTGCGTCGTTAAGGATATTAATGCGGACCATCCTGTTTTCCTTTCCATTCGGGTCTACATAGTAACCTGACACAAGAGCCTTTCCGGCATTCTCCAGACCGGTCACGAAGTCGATGATATTCTGTTTTTCTTCTTCTTTCCGTGCAGCTCTTTTCTCCGGATCCGATATATTCTCATTATCGCAAACCGAATCCCAGTAGTCTTCATGTACCTCAATCTGAATACGCGGAGCACTGGTGTTCTTGATCATATAACGCTTACCTATTCCGATTAGACGGTAAATGTCGAGCCACGAATCCGTAAAAACGCTTGTATAGTAAGGCTTTGGATAATACTGACATCCCGGCGTGATCATCCTGCTCACGATTGCGAATGTACGTTCTTTCGTCGGTGTCCTTTTGACTCCGGAATCCGAATCAGCTTTGATTCCCAATCTCGTCTCCAGATCTCCGAGCGGGTCGAAGTAGTTCAGCACCGGGATTGCCTCGATGTTCTCTTCCTTGAAGTGTCCGGATCTCCAATCACCATAGAAAATATGTTCTATCTCCCCTGACTTCGTAGATGGAGCATATTCGAGTCGGCAAAACATGGCATCCCTATTTCTTACCTGTACAATCTTCTTTCCGTCACGGCTGATAGAGATAAGAATGACAGACCAATACCAGAACCTCATGCTCGTAGCTTGCTCGAGGAATACTTCCTGCAGCGAGTTGTGAAGGCAGAAGTTAAGGATATCGGGGTCGTCTATGTCCTTTTTCTCTTTCCGGTCAACGAAGCGGACACCCTGCCCATAACAACACGTAATATTGAACTCCTGGCACTGGGCCGTCACCATGCTATTGTTCAGCTCATGATATATTTTATACGGAAGCTGATCATCATGGCCCCACGGAACATACTTGTATTCCTTTCCACCGACGGTGATATTCTTATTCTGAATTTCATAAACAGGTTCAGTCAAGAACAATTCGCTGGAATCAGAGCCATATTCCTCTCCAATGCTATCTTTTGCAGAACTCACCCCTACCCCACAGGGAACAACTCGGTATCGGGAATAGTTTCCTCTTTTACCTGATTTCTGAAGTTCAAATTGTTTATTGCTCATAGATATACGTGATAATTGTTAATCTCGAAAATGAAGATCTGAGGAAGTGTCCTAATCTGATTGTTCACAGGATTGCGGAGTCTTACGTATCCACCCTTCCAGTAGTCGTGATGAACGAGCCATCCTCTGTACTCTTTAATGTGCCCGTCTTCGCTCCATGCGCGGATGTTGACCGTCTGCCGGCGCTCTTCAGCGATGGACAGAAGGTGCAACATCTCGTTGAAGTGCATGGAAAGCTTCTTCGGTGAATCCTCCATTTACACAAAAATTCCTAAGAATAGAAACACGAAGACAGAAATCAGAACGGATAAAATCAACGTCCTCGGGCTGAACTTGTAATCCTTCACAAACAAAGTGCTCATGCCAATGGCAAGAGTAATTGTAAGCGCAGACACAAGAGCGACAAAAGCGAAGGTGTTCGCGTGTACGCCTTCAGTGAAAGCGGTCACTACAGCAATGATAACGCCGATGAGGGCTGCTATCAACTTGATAATAAATTCTTTTTTCATTTTACTTAAAATTTATGATTAAACGAACTGCATTAGTTAAATGTATGATCAAAAGTATTGTCGAAGATTCTGCCGGCTCGGTTCAAGTCCACCACATTATGATTGCGCTGCGCATACTGATAGCTGAAGGTGAAGCGTGGAAGCTCATCATCGTCATTGGTATATTCCGGCTTTGCCTCCGTGATCATGATTTCCTTTCCGATGTTCGGAAAACCTTTATAGAAGTTCACGACACGGATATATCGAGATCGAAAAAGATCCATGGCCCAGTTGGCCATATCAAAGTTAAGGATGCCGGTATCGGCTTTAAATGTGCGCGTCTCCTCTATGTTATAGTTTTTCTGCTTACCCTCTATATAAGCACTGTCGCGCTTGTACTGAGGACTGACGGTTGCCGTACCCGTACAATACAGCAACTCTTCAACACCAAAGCTGTTATCGAAGATGAGTATTGGCGCACAGTCCGGGATATCAAAATCAATCAGATACTCCTGGCTCCTATTTCCGGAGGAAGCAACAAAACCTATCAGCGTTTTTCCTTCCACAACGAACTGAGATGGAGACACGTCGATGGTAGTGTACTTATCATTACCGCCAACCGGGACAAGAGTGAAGCTTCCGGATGTCCCATCAGCATAATAAGCCATTACCGATGCTGCCTCTGTTCCGATGTAATGGAGATACTCCAGGCGTCCCTGCGAAGTAACCTTCTTACCCATAAGGGTAGAAAGGTAATGATTAGCGATAAAATCAGCAGCTCCGGTGTCCCCGAAGTCGGTTTCACAATAGATAATGTCAGCAGATAAGGATGTACTGGTGCTCTGCGTTGTGTCGGTAAACTCTTCCGTGATATCCACCTTCAGAGTAATTTTCAGCGACTGTTTGGCATAAGGAGTGATCAGATTGCACAGGTCTCCGATTTTAATTTTACTAGATACCGGATAAAGATATTCCGAGTAGATGGAAATGCCATCTACCTGCATAGTGACAGCAGCGCGATAGCCATTGATGGAGAATATCACATCTGGTATCGTGGCTGAAAAGTATTTTCCGGAAAGACTATTCGTGACTGTAATCATACTTCGGTTTCTTTATGATTACAAAGTTAAAAGAGAACCTTATTAATTAAAAATACGAAGGGCAGCGCTCTCACGAGTACCGCCCCACTAATTGCATTCGAAGTTTAGTACTTCAATGCAAAGATACTACTAAAAAATGTAAAAAAGAAATTCTTAACCATGAAATCTGAAATCCCTCCAGATGGCCCACTTCACATTTCCGTCCGGCATCGTTGTCAAACCATATCCGCACAAAGACATATATGCGGAAACGATGTAGTCATCAATGGGAGCCATATCTGATAGATCATCTATGATTTCCACTGTGGATTTATCTTCTTCAGACAATGCCTCACCAAGTTCCGAGGTACCGGGAAGGTTATAACGGCTACGGAAGTAACCATCTATAATCTTTACTTGAGCCTGTTCTGCTCTGGTGAGCGTTTTCGACCATTCTATAACTGTTTCATTCATAATCATAATGTTTTAAGTATTTCTGAAAATTGTTTGCTTACCATACGAAGGGATGCAATACGGTCCAGCACTTTGATTGCATCTTCACTGGATTCAGAAGGAGCATCCATCAGATAGTCGTCGATGATGTCCTCCATCAGACCGATGTCATTCTCAAGCACATCCTTATCAAGGATGTCATTAAGAGCACTAATAGTAGGCTCGGTAAGATTAATCTTTGCCATGATCGTCTTCGTTAATGTCAAGTCTATCGCTGACGTCAAAGAAAGCACGGGCTTCCAGGTCATATTCTAAGATTTCCAGAATTGGAGATATATAGAGTTTGAGCACTGCATGTTCAGAAAATTCACTTTGATAGACTTGAATTGCTCCAAATTCATTGTCATCAGAAGTAAACACAACATAAGCTGTGCTATTCTTGGCATGTGTTATCTTGCACTCATCTAACTTTTTCTTCAATAATCTACAGAAAATTTCTAATTCGGTAATGCTAAGAAAAGCGAAATTATTTGCTTTTTTCATCATTTCAGCAACAGCATTAAGGTACTGTACATGTCCGGACTTTTCGTAGAAAGAATCCGCATAATACAATTTACTCATGATTTTCTCCTTTCTGCTCATCTGACGAGCCATTAACATTATCACACTCATCAAGATTGAATAGCACGGATGACGCCTTCATTCTCATTTTCAGAACGTCACGGAAGCTCTCTAGAAGGACCCTGTCTTCAACCTGTAGCCGACAGCCACTGATAATAATTCTATGTATGTTAATCATTTTTTGTCTCCTTATCTTTAAGTTCAAACTTCAATACTTTGTTCCCCATCTCCAGCGTATATCCTTCTGCATTTGTTTCCATCATCAAATCCATGATGGTTGCAATCGCGTCGAAAGAATTTATTAGAAGATGTTTGTCCGCCTTTTTTTGTTCGAGTAACTCGTTAAATTGTTCTATTGTCATTTCTCGCTCCTTTCTTTTTTCAGATCCAAGAGATTTCTTTTCCCACTCGAATAAACCTCACGTAATAGGCCAAGTTCCAGGCGAAGGTCATCAATCCTATTTTTCAGATCCCGCTGTTGTGCATCCGCATAATTAATGATCTCGGCCCTCTTTATTTCAAGGTCATTCCATTTTTTTCGCATGCCAATCACTATGTCATTCTTACTCTTGTTAAGCTCCTCAATTTGATTATACATATTTTCGGATCTAACAATATAATCATTGTTTACTTCATCTATTGTTTTCATAATTATTTTTTTGTTTTTAGATTAATAAAATTGTCCAGGTCACCGAGGTCGATGGCCAGTTTAAAAAGAGTGATCTCATTGTTGCTGATAGGCTCACGTGCATGTAGCTTAGTCAGCACAGCGCAGATCGGCGGCGAGTACCACTT